CTGGAAGACAAGCCCATGACGCTCCAGGGAGCGTCGGCGGCACGGGTCAAACTGGTCCACCAGGGGGCGGCACGAGCCAAAGAGGCCGGTGGCGGAGACCTGGGCGGTGCCGACTGGTACTTCGGTCATCACAACCTCATCCGGGAGGCGGGCCGACAGCATGGCTTCAGTTCCCACGAGGCCATTGCTGCCACTACCGCGCTCAGCCCACTGAACGCTCCGGAGTCGGAGCGGCCCGCCGGGGCCGCAGCCATGAAGCTGACGGCGGAGCCTCACACCGTCACCATCAGCAAGGAGCTACACCAAGCCACCAAGGCCCCCATCAAGCGGATGGGGAAATCGTGGCAGGGGCAGGGACTGGGGGAAGTTCCACCGCTTCCCAAAGAGCATGTCGGTCAGGAAGTCAAAGTCCAGGATCTTCATCCCGTGCATGTCGCCGCCATTGGGTCGGTGACCGCCAAGATGCGGAACAAAGGCAAGCCAGTCGAATCCAGCGCGCCGGAGGCCTTCACCGCCATGGGAGCCACTCGGCTCTCTGACGAGGTGGCCCGTTCGATTGGCCACCTCCGGGGCGACATCCCGCACGAAGACGTGATCTCACCCCACGGTGGTCCCAAGGTCTGGAGCTACAAGGAGTCCACCAAGGCGGCGGTACCGGGCAGCGCAGAGCATGGCGAGTTCGCCACCCGGATGCACCACTTCATCCACGGCGACCCTCACCAGGGAGTCATGGACCTATGGGGCCTGCGCCACTCCGACCAGGGGATCCTCTCGCCAGAGCATCACACCGCCGAGGACACCTGGATGCAGTCCATCTCCACTCGGCAGACCCCGCTCAACGTGCCGGGCAGCCGGGGCCGCGGCGTGAGCGTGGCGAAGATGGCCGGGAGCGACCCCAAGCTCTCCGCCGCCGACGCCATGCGGAAATCGTCACCGACCTCGGAGGCCGCCGTCGCCGACGACCCCCGCCTGACCGGCACTGGCATCGCCCACGCCCTCAACAACAAGGCCACCCGCATGGCGGCAAACAAGGTCAAGATCCAGATGGGGCACGAGACCGCCAACATGCCCGCCGTGGCCGTCCAGGCCATGTCCTGGACAGAGCAGCGCCGCCAGGCGGATAAGGACCCGGAGTACAAGATCGCCCAGATGTCGGCGGATCACCGCAAGCAGGTCGGGAACAGCCGCCAGTTCCGCCAGCAGAGCTTGTTCAGCCCCAAGAAGTACGAGGAGCAGTGATGTCCTACGTCCAGAACGAGCCGGTGCCCTACATGGATCTCCAGACCCTGTGGAACGACCGGCGCGATCCTCATGCCAGTCCGCTGGCGTCCTCGCCTCGACGTGAGGAGGCCCGTGGTAAAGGGGGCAGTGGCCTGGCCAGCGCGGTTGAAGGCATCTTCCGCAGTGGTGTCGGCGACGACGGGACCACCTCTAAGTTGCCCGACGAGCGCTTGTACCAGGGCCAGAAATGAATCGGCATCACCCTCGTCACGCCGCACTTGCATCCCGAACGTCCAGCCAGCACTACAAGCAAGCGCAGGCTCGTGCCCTCAAGTCCATACAGAGTCGTAGGCGTCTCCCTCGCACTCAGGTCGACTATTACATCCAACGGATAACCGCGCCTCCTCGATAGATGGCCATCCAGTTCCAGTCGCCTAGCTATCGGGCGGCGTCCTCCGACCTCACCATCCAGATCAGCCCGCTCGGCCTGGTCGAGCTAGCTGACGAGGAGTTTGAGGTCCACGGGCCGCGGCTCAACCGCTACGCCATGAACTGGGCCTTCTACTTGGGCTACCACTGGGCGCAGCGCCCCGACCTGGGGGAGCCGCAACTCACCTTCAACTACACCAGGGCACTCTCCGACTTCACCACCAACTTCGTCTTCGGCAAAGGCGTGGGCTTCCGGTCCCCCGATGCCACCGGGGCCATCGTGCCCACCCGGCTCCAACGCGTCTGGGAGGTTGACAATAAGAAGGAGTCCCTGCTATGGGAGTCCGGGGCCATGGGGTCGGTGACCGGCGACTGTTTTATCAAGGTGGCCTACGAGGAACCGTGGCAAGATCCATCGGGGATGCCGCATCCGGGGCGGGTGCGGATATTGCCCCTTAACTCCGCCTTCTGCTTTCCGGAGTGGCATCCCCACGACCGCAACCGGCTCATCCGCTTCAAGCTGAAGTACCGCTTCTGGGGCACGACCCAAGAAGGGACGCGCCAGGTCTTCAGCTACACAGAGCTACTCACAGAGAGCCGTGTAGAGGAGTACGTCAACGACGAACTCATCGACGCGCGTGACAACCCGCTCGGCGAGATCCCCGTTGTCCACATCAGCAACCTGCCGATCCCTTCATCGCCGTGGGGCATGCCTGACATCCAGGACGTCACCGTCTTGAACCGGGAGTACAACGAGAAGGCCACCGACATCAGCGACATCATCAACTACCACGCCGCTCCGGTGACGGTAGTGATCGGGGCACGAGCCTCCAACTTGGAGAAGGGCACCCACCAAACCTGGAGTATCCCCAACAAGGAAGCCAAGGTCGAGAACCTGCTCTTCGACCCTCAGGGCATCGAGATGTCCATCAAGTACCTGGAGGTCATAAAGCGGGCCATGCACGAGATGACCGGCGTGCCGGTTACCGCCCTCGGCGAGGAGCAGGCCATCTCCAACACCAGCGGTGTGGCGCTGGCCATCCAGTACCAGCCACTGATGAATCGCTTCCATCTCAAGGCCACTCAGTACGGCGAGGGCTTTGCGGCGGTCAACAAGCTGGCGCTCAAGACGCTCTTCATGAAAGAGCCGGAGATGCTGGTCTACAACCCGGAGATCGACCCCCCGCTCCAGGATGACCAGCTTCCGATGCTGGACCCGATGGACCCCATCACCTATGAGAACACGGTCCACTTCCAACCGCCTCTGCCCGTCGACCAACTGGTCAAGCTCAACGAGCTTCAGGTCAAGATGGCTCTGGGCCTGGAGTCCAAGCGTGGTGCCCTGATCGAGCTTGGTGAGGAGCAGCCCGATGAGAAGCTCCAGGAGCTTTTCCACGAACTGATCGATGACGCCGAACAACAGGCCGCGCTGGAGTACCTGCGGTCCATGGCAGCCAGCTTCACCGTGAACATGACCGGCATGATCCCGCCGGACGGTCCTGTACCTCAGCCCCCGCCACCGGCCAACGGCAACGGAAACGGGGACGGCAAGCCAGGAGTCAAGTCAGCGGGCGGTCCGGGCGTCAACAGCGCCCCAGGTTCAGTGCCCAAGCTGGGCGTGCTACCTGGCATCGACCTGACCGACTCCGACGACGTCAAGAAGATGCAGCAGCGCATCGTCGCTCTGGCGCACGGGACCACGATGCCCCAGCGCCGAGTCCCCGAAGAAGACGACACCTGAAAGGAGCCATGAGTAGTACATGACCGTCACCGAACCACAGACAACGCCGCCGGAACCACCCGACCCGAACGACCCGAACAACATCACTGTCGAGGTTCCCGGTCAGCCCCCTGCTCAGCCGCCCCCGCCGACGTCCGGCAACCGTCAAGCCCGCAGTGGCGCTGATGTCCAGACGTTCACCGCGGAAGATGTCGAGCGGATTCGTCAAGAGGAGCGTGCCCGGTATGGGACCGTCACCTCACAACTGGACGAGTTAAACGCAGAGATCTCCAGATACCGCCAGGCAGACGAAGAGAGAGCCAAGGCCGACGACAAGATCCGTAAGGACGCCGAGAAAGCTGAAAAAAAGAAGCAAGAAGAGGAGATGGAGCTTCGTGATTTAATCACGAAGAAGGACCAAGAGTGGGAGGAAAAGCTCGCCGCTGAGCGGGCAGAGCGTGAGCGCACTCTGGCTGTCCTGGAGCAAGAGCGCCGTCATGCGACCCTCCAGAACTACCTCTCCCAGCAAATGATGGAGAAGGGTGAGCTAATCGCTCCCCAGTTGCGGAAGCTCGTGGCCGGTAACAGTGAGCAGGAGATCGACGCCAAGATCTCGGAACTTGTAGACATCTCTGAGAGTCTCCTGGGCGATACACAACAGTTATTGCAACGTCAGAACGCTCAACGTCCGACCGTTGGAGTGACGGCCCCGCCAGTCGGTCCGGTGGATATGACTGGGGGAACGCGCACGTATACGCCAGATGACATCAAGGCGCTGACACCCGAAGAGTACGCTGCCCAACGTGAGTCATTGCTGCGTGCGGCGTCCAATAGTCGTAGGCAATAGGAATCAGGAAGGCCGGAAACTCAAGGCCATTTT